TTAACAACAATATAATGAATATATACAAGACAAATTTTCCAACAGAGCAAGAGGGCAAAGACTACCTTTTAAGTATTGGTGTTTTAGTTGAAACAGATAACGAAATAGTATTCTCTAAAGATACGGCAGCGGTTGTTTATATCGGTAAGGTTGTAAAGATACCAGCTACTTATGATGCAGATGGTAATATAATTACTCCAGCGGTTTATTATGATGGTTTTGCTATCGATGTAATGAACGCAAAGCCAAATTTAGACTTTGGAGAATTTATGGTGTACCCAATAGAAGCAGCACATAGTTTTTACGGATATGCAAGAAACGCAGAAGTGCCAAAATAATTTGTATATTTGATTTAATCAAAAAACAATATTATGAAAAGATTATCAAAAAACGAATTAAAAAAATTTCAAGATCTTGAACAAAAAAAACTTGCAATATTGCATGACATAGGGTTGCTGCAAGCCCAAACCCATACTTTATCACACATGTACGCCGAAAATTCTTTAAAGCAAGAAAAATACAAAAAAGAAATTGAAGATAAATACGGCAAAATTAAAATAGATTTAAAAGATGGAAGCTACCAAAAAGACTAAAAACATAAGTGAACATATTTCATATCATGAAGCGACACATTCAAATCATGCAAAAAGAAATAATATAAAAAACGAACCTAATAAACAACAAGTAAAGAATATGGTTTTACTTGCTGAAAAAGTTTTCGAGCCATTACGCGAATGGGTGGGCAAACCAATCAAAATTAATAGTATGTTCAGGTCAAAAGAACTGAACCGAAGTCTTGGGGGTTCTTTTACTAGCAGCCATTTAGATGGCAACGCTTTTGACATCACAAATATGGGTGGCAAAACAAATAAAGAAATATTTGATTGGGTACGTGAAAATTTAGACTATGACCAAATTATTTGGGAGTATGGAAAACATGAGCCGCAATGGTTACACATATCTTATAAAAAAGGTAAAAACAGAAAACAAGCTTTAATAACCAGAAAAAAAGGTTTATATCATTTTTATACTGAATAGAATATGGATCAAGATTACAAAACCCTTTTTATAAATTTAGGCACATTTATTTTTTCAATGACAAATATTGATGTAGTGTTAAAGGTCATTTTGTTGGTGGTCACAATTGGTTATACCTTAAATAAATGGTTTATTTTAAGAAAAAAAAATAAGTAATGAGTAACCCAAAACTTAAAAAAAATGGTGGTTCAGGAACCAGAGTCGGAAATTGGCTTCGCGAAATAGGGCGGTCTGATATTTTAGAAACCGCTATTGCTATGGCCGGTGATGTGGCTACTGGTGACTTCTTAGGGGTCGTAAAGACATTATTACATAAAGATAAAGGTATTAGCCCGGAGCAAGAAAAAGAAGCTAATAAGCTTATTGAATTAGATTTTGAAGATAGAGCCGGTGCAAGGGAAATGTACAAAACTGAAAACCAAATGGCCGATCAAATCGCCAATAGGGTAATTGTTTGGAACTTGTGGATTGTATTTTTGGCTATTGTTATTGAAATTCTTGTTGTTATCTATATGCAAGATAAAACTTTAATTGCAATTATATCTTCGGCAATTGGTGGTTTAACAACCGCACTTTTACAAGAACGCCAACAAGTAATAAATTTCTTTTTTGGTTCATCTATTGGTTCTAAAACTAAAGATAAACAACTAAATAAAAACCGATAGTGTTTCTTGAATAGATTAAAGCCCCAAAATCTATATACTATATTCTTATTCTTATTTCTATGTATTTTTATATACATATTTAGATATATTTTTTTCTTGATTTATTTAACTATTTATTTCTATATTTGAAGTAATAAAAAAGTGTAAAGTTATTACATATATTTTTAAAAAACAAATAAAAGATGGAAAACACAAAATGTATTGAAGTTAGAAAAGATTATTATTTATTAATTATAGACGATAAATCGCTTGGTGAATTTGAAAAAAGCCAACTTAGGCATATAATTGAAGTCATAGATAATGCCATCTAAAAAACCAAAAAAATTATCAAGAAGTAAAATTGTAAAGAAACTAGATGCGGTATTTAGCCAATACATTCGGTTAAAAGATGCTGATGATCTTGGAAATGTTTCTTGTTTTACTTGTGGTAAAGTAACCCATTGGTATGGTGATGGTATGCAATGCGGCCACTTTCAGTCACGAAAAAATTATGCTACCCGGTGGGAAGAAAAAAATTGCATGCCACAATGTGTTTCTTGTAATGTTTATAATTACGGTCAACAATTTATATTTAGTAAAAACTTAGATGAAAAATTTGGTGATGGTACCGCCGAAGAACTTTATGTAAAATCAAAAGAAGTTGTAAAGTTTTCTAATGATGATTTATTAGATAAAATAAATTACTATAAAGAATTGGTAGATAGTATGAAATAACATATATTTGTCACTTGTTCTGTTTAAGTTGAAGTCTTTATACATCTTCGGTATAAAGTAAATTAAGGGGGTTACTTTTTTAAGTAGCCCTTTTTTTTGTTTATTGTATTTTTTTATATACATTTGTTTATTATTAATCTTTAATAAAACTAAATGGAAAAAGAACCACCTTTATTTTTAAACAAAACCGAAGCCGCCGAACTTTTAAGATGTTCAGTAGGTACAATTAACAATTTAATTAAAGCCGAACAATTAACGCCTTATAGGTTTAACCGGTTAATTATTTTTGATAGGCAAGAAATAATAGATGCCGTAATGAAAAAAGACCTGAAAAACTAATTTAAAACAAAACAGAATGAAAACACAAAAACACGATTTAAAGCAAGAAATTAAACACCTTGAAAGTCAATTAAGATTTGCAGTTATTAACTTAGATGCCTTTACGCAACTATCTATAAATAAAAGATTAGATGTAGCAAAGTCAACTTTAATAAATATTCAGTAATGGAAAATAACTATTCAAAAGAAACCGCAAAGTCTAAATTTGACGAATATACATATAGGATAGAAGCCTTGTGTAATAGAATTGAAGAACTTAAAGCACAAATAGAAGTATCACAAATATTTAAACAAGAAACAAAATGGAATTAAAAAATTTATCAAAACCCCTAGCGATAGAAGATATTGACTTTAGGGTGCAATCAATTAACAAAGGTGGGTACGCTACAATCTTAGCATACAAAGATGCAAGGGTTGACATCAAAAGACTAAATGAAGTTTGTGGTGTGCTTGGTTGGAAGCGTGAACATACCAGAGACAATAAAAATTGTATTATTTCACTTTGGGACAATGAAAATAAACAATGGGTATCAAAAGAAGATACTGGCACCGAAAGTATGGCCGATAGTCAAAAAGGTTTGGCATCTGATAGTTTTAAACGTGCATGCTTTAATTTAGGTATTGGCATTGAATTATATGACTACCCGGTAATTCAAATAAAATTAGAGCAAAACGAATTTAAAATTGAGGGTCAAAGGGTTAAACAAACTTGGGACTTAAAACTTAAAGATTGGAAATGGCATAGTGAATTTGATGGCCATAAATTAAAGGGTATTGCTTGCAAAGATCATAAAGGAAAACTAAGGTTTAAGTGGGGTGACTTCACCGCAAAAAAATAAATATTAATCAATAAATATATATAAACAATGAGTGCAATTATTAATGCTAGTATAAGGGTAGATAAGCTACCAAAGGAAAAATTCGTAAAAGGCCGCGATGGAGCCGTATTTTATAATTTTAGTATCGTTTTACAAGACGAAACAAGATATGGAAATAATGTCGCGATTGTAGATAGCCAGAGTAAAGAACAACGTGAAGCCAAAATGCAAAAAACATATTTGGGTAATGGTAAAGTCGTTTGGGTATCTGATGGCAAAATAGAAGTTGCCGAGCGTGAAGAAAAACCATCTTTTGAAAGTGCAATACCAAAATTAAAAGATGAAGACAATGGCTTGCCATTTTAATTAATAATAACTTTTAAAGGGTGTAGGTTTTTAACTTGCACCTTTTTTTTATACATTTAACGAATGACGGAAAAACAAACAGAAGAAAATATGCTAATGGAATTTATCGCAGATACTTGTTTCATTGACATTGAAAAAAAAATAGACTACCCACCTACGGCAATAAGCTATGGTGAAAAAGTAATACATTCTGATAAAGGTGATACAATAGTACCAATCGGAATTTGCACTTATGGCAACATCAGTACAATCACCGCCCCCCCAAAAACCCGTAAAAGTTTTTTTTGCAGCTTATTAGCAAGTACATATTTAAGCGGTTCAAATATTTATGGTGGCCAGATAAAAGGGCATAGGGGTAATGGAAGTTTAATTCATATTGATACAGAGCAATCGAATTATCATGCAAGCCGGGTTTTCCAAAGGCCTTTACAAATGGACTCTAAAATTCCAAAAGACAAATACAATACTTTTGCATTGCGTACAATAAGCTATGTTGATAGATTAAAATTTCTTGAATACTATTTAAGGGAAAACATAAAGGAACCATCCTTGGTCATCCTAGATGGTGTGGCCGATATGTGTAATGATGTTAACGACATAAAATCTTGCAATAGTTTAGTGAGTGCCTTGATGCGAATTTCACAACAAAATAATTGCCATATCATAAATGTAATTCACCAAAACTTTGGAAGCGCAAAACTTGGAACCGGCCACCTAGGTTCGGCACTTGAAAAAAAATCTGAAACTACAATAGTTTTAGAAGAAAATAATGTAAACAAAGGTTATACATCAGTTAAATGTGGGCGAAGTCGTGGGTATGCTTTTGACACATTCAGCTTTGAAGTAAATGAAAAAGGTTTGCCCACAATAGTTAATAATTTATATGACCCTTTAAAATGATATGATACAAGAAACAATGAAACTAATTGCAAAAAAACATAAAGACTGGGTGCAAATCTGTATGTCTTTTGGTTGCAAAAAAGAATTAGCCGAAGATCTTACACAAGAAATGTATATTAAAATAATGCTTTTAATAGAAAAAAAAGGCTTAGATATAATGTACAATGAAAAAGAAATAAACTACTATTATATTTTCAAAACGCTAAGAACATTGTTTTATGATTATAAGCGAAAGGGTAAAAACATAAATCTGGTATCAATAGAAAACGTACAATTATCTATCAACGATGTAAACTACCAAGAACCTTATGATAAAGTACAAAAAGAATTATCACAAATGTTTTGGTATGACCGTAAAGTATTTGAAATAATAAATTCAGGTGATGAAAGTATCGCCGAATTTTCAAGAAAAAGTAAAATACAATACTATTCTTTATATAACACATATCAAAAGGTAAAGAAAAAGCTAAAAAAATTATTATGATAGAGTATAATTTCCCTAAGTCATTTTGGAAAATCGCCGAAGAAATTGGTAATGCTAGGGCTATTCTTAATAAAGAAAAATATAAAAAGAAAACACACAATAGGGGTGTAAAGCAAAAACATGTCGATACAATTGGAGTGCTTGGCGAATTAATAGCATTAGACTATTTGACCAATAATGAAATAGAATTTGAAATGGTAGACTTAGTTTCAAAAACACCAACACATGATGCTGATTTAAAAACAAGCAAAAGCAGAATTGACATAAAAACAACCGAACATTTTAACGGCGCACATGTATTAGTAAATGAATTATCACATACAAAAGGTAAAACTAAAGTAGATTGTTATTGGTTTATTTATATAACAGATAAAACCACCGCCGAATTTTACACTTGCAGTTATGATGAAATAAGTGAATGGGGTTGCAAAATGTTTGGATATACAAAAGCATATTATAATAAACGCGAAAATTTAAAAACATGAAACTAGGAAATATGATACATTACATTACAAAGTATACCGGAATTAAATATTTAGTTAACCGATACAATGAACATTGGGGTACTAAATGTAATTGCAATAAAAGAAGAAAAAAGTTAAACAAAATAAAAATTCAAAGATGGTAAAATTTAGTAAAGAAGATTTTGAAATTTGGAGTGATTTTAGGTCAAACCCAAAAACAACTTTAAGCACAATAGAATATGAATTAATATGTAAGCTTCATAGTGAATATTATAAGCATCGCTTTTATAAGCCATGTACTTGTTCACCTAAGACAATTAAAGGTTGGATTAAAGACTTAAATATAATCTGGGACAATGGAAATTAAAACAATAAATGATTGGGAAAAAGCGGTTGTGTTTCTTCTTAACCTTGATGGTTGGGACTTACAACATTGTGGTACTGGAAATAAAACGTATGATGCCATTGGTAAAACCCCAAAGGGTAAAGATTGTATTATTGAAATGAAATTTAGAAAAAAATACTATGAAGACAAAATGCTTGAAAGTGATAAATATGAAACACTTATGGCACTAGATAAAGACATAGTAAAGATTTTCTTTGTCAACGATCCTAAAGGCAATTTTATGTATTGGCTTGATACTTTAGAAATGCCAAAGCCGGTCAAAAAGTATTGCCCAGATACAAGCGTATACACAAAAAAAAGATTACACAAAGATGTATACTTGCTTAAAGAAAACCAAGCGGTTAGAATAAATATAAATATTTCACCTGATTAGGTTGTTAATAGTTTTGTGAATAACTATAATTTATGTATATTGTATTTATATTAATCAAAACAAAACAGAAATGAAATTTAGTAAAAAAGGAATTGAAACAATGGCTTACATAAAAAGCATTGAAAATGAAGATTTAACCGGTAGGCAAAGATTAGATTTAATCAGTAAATATTCTGATGCTTGGGAAGAAAACCAACTACCTGATGGAATTGAAATAATAACAAATTCAGATGGTTTGCCTGAAATAATAACTAAAAACTTAGGGGTTTAATTACCCCTTTTTTATATGGAAGTAAACGAAACGGCTTGGGAAAAACTAAAAAAACAAATTGAATATCACACTACCCAAGATAGTGAAATAACCGATGTTCAAATTAATTACCAAATAAAACCCGGTAAAAAGAATTATTTAAAACTTAATATAACAATAGACAAATGGGACACGATAACAGAATAAAAGAATTGGAAGAAAAAATTGTAAGGCTTGAAGAAGAATTGCAACATGCAAGAACACATACTTATGTAGGTGAAACAGAAACATTATATTGTAATGATGGTGAATTATATATATATTATGATAATGACGAAAAAACCCTTGTAATGGACATTGACCAACTTTACAAGGACTTACCATCAATTATAAGAATGGTAACCAAAGAACAAAAGAAGATGCAAGAAATGCACCTTGAAATGATTAAGGAAGCTTTATCATGAAATTCAATAAAAACAAAAAA